ATATCTGGACGCGCGCGATGAGGCCGATGTCCGGTTCCGCGTCACGCTGGCCGAAGGTGTCACCAGCTGGCATGTCGTCGACGGGTTGCGGAAGGCCGATTTCCTGTCGGGCGAGATCGCGGAAGTTCCGCCCGAGGGCACGCTGGCACCGGATAGCTACGAGGTCACCCGCGACAGCAAGCGCAGCGAATTGCTGGCCGAGATGACCCGCCGCCAGGGGGTGATCCTGTCGGATCTGTGGGCCGAACGCGCAGCCGATCTGCCGATCGACACGCCGGAGGAGGCGCTGATTCTCGCCTCCATCGTCGAGAAGGAAACCGGCATCGCGGCGGAACGCCCCGAGGTGGCTTCGGTGTTCATCAACCGTCTGAACCAAGGCATGCGCCTGCAGACCGACCCGACGGTGATCTACGGCATCACCAATGGCGAAGGCACGCTGGGCCGTGGTCTGCGCCGGTCCGAGCTGGACCGTCCGACGGAGTTCAACACCTACCAGATCGACGGGCTGCCGCCGACGCCGATTGCCAATCCGGGCCGCGATGCGATTGCCGCCGCGCTGAACCCGGCAGAGGGCGATTACCTTTATTTTGTGGCCGATGGCACGGGCGGGCACGCGTTCTCCCGCACGCTCGACGAGCATAACGCCAACGTCGCGAAATGGCGCCAGATCGAAGCCGAGCGCGCTAATCAATAAGGCCCAATGGGGCGGAAACACGCGGTGAGACATTGCAAAACGGCGGCCTGATACCGGGCCGCCGTTTCGCGTTTTGCGGGCCAATTCGGGGCCACCGTGCGGTGGGGGTGCGCAACCTGAGAGATAGTTCTTGACATACGGGACGCCCTAATGTAGAACTTAGGCAAGCTGGAAGAAATGGGCAGGCGGCACGGTGTGAACCGGGGCCGCTTTTTTCGTTTCTGCTCGTGCGGGGCGCATGAGAGGCGAATTTGCATGAAACCAACGCATGAAGACCCGCGGGCTGACCCGGCGGGCGTGACGCGGCGTGGCCGGCTCGGGGGGGGCGGACGCGCAGAGGCGGGGGCGGTGCCGGAGGGCTCCGCGCCCGGCGAGCCGTGGCCGGGGGCGATGGCGCTTTGGTCTGCGGGGGATGGCCCCGGAACCGGGCCGCTGGCGGCAGCCGACATCCTGCTGAACAGCATGTGCCGTCAACTGACCGAACTGGTTGCAGAAATCGACGCGGGCGAGAGCGATCGCGCCCGTAGGCTGGCGCCGTCGCTGGCCGAGATCCGCCGTGCCGCCTTGGTGGCCCATCAGGAGAGATCCGTTGTCCAAGACAGCCGTGAAAAACACCGTGCCGCCATTGGCACCCCGGCGCTCGACCTTGCCGATGCGCGCGCCGAAATTGGGCGCAGATTGGCTCGTCTCCGCCGAAGCGGAGGTGCAGGACGGGTTTCTGGAAGCGCTCACTGACGAGGCGCTGCTGGCATTGCCGTGGATCTTTGAGTTCTGGGCCCTGCCGCATCAGTTGCCGCCTGACGGCGACTGGATGAGTTGGGTCATCATGGGTGGGCGCGGGGCGGGGAAAACCCGCGCCGGATCGGAATGGGTGCGGTCAATGGTCGAGGGGCCGACGCCGCAATGCCCCGGACGGGCACGGCGCATGTGCCTACTGGGCGAGACATTCGATCAGGTGCGGGAGGTGATGATTTTCGGCGAGAGCGGCATTCTGGCCTGTTCGCCCCCGGACCGGCGGCCCGAATGGCAGGCCGGGCGGCGGCGGCTGGAATGGCCCAATGGCGCGGTGGCGGAGGCGCATTCCGCCCATGATCCCGAAAGCCTGCGCGGCCCGCAATTCGACGCCGCATGGGCCGATGAACTGGCCAAGTGGAAGCGGGCGGAGGCGGCATGGGACATGCTGCAATTCGGGCTGCGGCTGGGCGATGATCCACGGCAATGCGTGACGACCACGCCGCGCAATGTGGGGGTGCTGAAGCAGATCCTCGCCGCGCCATCGACGGTGGTGACGAGCGCGCCGACGGAGGCCAACCGCGCGCATCTGGCCGAAAGTTTCCTGCGGGAAGTGCGGCGGCGGCATCGCGGCACCGCGCTGGAGCGGCAGGAACTGGACGGGGTGTTGCTGGAGGATGCGGAGGGCGCGCTGTGGAGCCGGGCCGGGATCGCGGCGCAGCGGCTGGAGGATTTGCCGCCGCTCGACCGGGTGGTGGTGGCCGTCGATCCGGCGGTGACGGCGCGGGCGGGCTCGGACGCGTGCGGGATCGTCGTCGTCGGCGCGCAGATGCAGGGGCCGGTGCATGAGTGGCGCGCGGTGGTGCTGGAGGATGCCAGCGTGCAGGGCCGGATGCCGATCGACTGGGCGCGGGCGGTCATTGCCGCGACGGAGCGCCACGGCGCCAGCCAGTTGGTGGTGGAGGTCAACCAAGGTGGCGATCTGATCGAGACGCTGCTGCGGACCGTCGATCCGGGCGTGCCCTACCGCGCGGTGCGGGCGCAGCGGGGCAAGGCGGCGCGGGCCGAGCCGGTCGCCGCGCTTTATGAACAGGGGCGGGTGCGGCATCTGGGTGTGTTCGACACGCTGGAGGACGAGATGTGCCGCATGACCCTGCGCGGCTATGAGGGCAGCGGCAGCCCGGACCGGGTCGATGCGCTGGTTTGGGCGGTGCATGAATTGCTGATCCGCCCGCGCGAGGTGCAGGCGCAGCCGCATTACCGCGCGTTGTGACAGGCGGGGTTAGGGGGGCGGGTGCATGACCCCCGACAGGCAAGACGATGGATAGACCGCCGTGCGTGCAGCACCGGCGGTTTTTTATTGGCGGGAAGGGGTAGCGATGGGGTTCGGATTTCTGAAGCGAGGCGGGAGCGGCGCGGACGCCGGTATACCGCCGGAGCGCAAGGCCTCGGCCACCGGGCGGGTCGTGGCGTGGCAGGGCGGCGGGCGAGCGGTCTGGTCATCCCGCGATGTTGTCAGCCTGACGCGGGCGGGGTTCACCGGCAATCCGGTCGGGTTCCGGGCGGTGAAGCTGATCGCGGAGGCGGCGGCGGCGCTGCCCCTCGTCTGTCAGGACAGCGCGTGCCGGTATGAGCAGCACCCGGTGATCGATCTGCTGGCGCGGCCCAATCCGGCGCAGGGGCGGGCGGAGTTGCTGGAGGCGCTTTACGGGCAGCTTTTGCTGACGGGCAATGCCTATGTGGAGGCGGCGGGTCTGGGCGGCGATGGCCTGCCGGTGGAACTGCATGTGCTGCGCTCCGACCGGATGCGCCTGATCCCCGGCACCGATGGCTGGCCTGTCGCCTATGATTACGCGGTGGGCGGGCGCAAGCACCGGTTCGACATGCGGACGGGCGCGGCCGCGCAGCTGTGCCATATCCGCAGTTTCCACCCGCAGGACGACCATTACGGGCTGAGCCCAATGCAGGCGGCGGCGGTGGCGATGGATGTCCACAATGCCGCGTCGCGCTGGTCAAAGGCGCTGCTGGACAATGCCGCGCGGCCCTCGGGCGCGATCATCTACAAGGGGCCGGAGGGTCAGGGCTCGATGAGCAGCGACCAATATGACCGGCTGATCAGCGAGATGGAGCGCTCCCATAGCGGGGCGCATAATGCGGGGCGTCCGATGCTGCTGGAAGGCGGGCTGGATTGGCGTCCGATGGGGTTTTCGCCCTCGGACATGGAATTTCAGAAAACCAAGGAAGCCGCCGCGCGCGAGATCGCCACGGCCTTTGGCGTGCCGCCGATGCTGCTGGGCGTACCGGGGGAGGCGACCTACGCCAATTATCAGGAAGCGCATCGGGCGTTCTACCGGCTGACCGTGTTGCCGCTGGCGCAGAAGGTCACGGCGCAGCTGGCGCATTGGCTGGCGGGGTTCGATGTGACGGGGGCCGATGCGGTGCGGATCGCGCCCGATCCCGATCAGGTGCCCGCATTGGCGGCGGAGCGGGAGGCGCAGTGGCGGCGGGTCTCGGAGGCCGAGTTCCTGAGCGATGCCGAAAAGCGCCAGTTGCTGGGCCTGCCGCCGCGCCGGGAGCCGCGTCACGGCGCAGATGCAGACAGCGATGAGGTGGAGGAGAACAGCGCATGAGCGGGGATATGACGGCGGGCGCGGGCGCGCCGGAGGACTGGGGGCTGGAGCGCAAGTTCCACCGCCCCGAGGCGGGGCTGCGGGTCGAGGATGACACTTGGATCGCGGGCTATGCCTCGGTCTTTGGGGCGGCGGATCAGGGCGGGGACGTGGTGCGGCGCGGCGCGTTTGCCGGCGCGCTGGCCCGGCCCGAACGGCGGGTCAAGATGCTGTGGCAGCACGATCCTACGCGCCCCGTGGGGGTGTGGGAAGAGCTGCGCGAGGAT